GCCATAAATTGAAGAACAGAGTGCCGCATTAAACCCTGCATTATAGTCAGCTTCGCCACTATTGGATAAAGCACCACCACGAGCAAGATAATAAAAAGCTCCTGTATAATTTGCTCCACTTAATCCTAAAGCACCAACTGTTCCTGTGATATTTGGAAGTCCTGCCTCGATTAAATTTCCTGCACCTTGTGTTGGCTGAAGGAATCGTTTTGAAACATTGTAGTCAGGCACTCTAAAAGTCCCTGCAAGGTCACCAGACTTGTTAAATCGTTCGCCTATGACTTTGTATAATTCTTTAAAATCAATTATTTCTAACGAATAACCATCGCACGCCAAACAATCTTCAGGAGTAAAATCGATAGGGAAAGTAAACAACGCACCGATTTTTTCTCTCGTTAGAGTTGTTTTATGATAACCATTTTGATTTAGTTGATTTGTATTTAAATTGACTATTTCCATAATTTTTACTTGTATTTAATGCAAACGTGTACGATTTGAGATGGAGGTTGAACGGTCGTTGATTTGCCATAAATAGCATTAGAGAGTGAAGCATTAAAACCTAAAACTCTATTGCCACTGGTGTCAAGATTATCATCTCTATTTTTTGCTGATGTTCCTGCGGTAAAAACACCTGATGCACTTGATAAATTTGCGCCTGATGTAATTATTGAACCTGTTAAATTTGGCAAACCTGCTGCTACTTGAATTCCAACATCAGTTCCCGGCTGAAGAAATCTTTTTGTTACATTGTAATCAGGTATTCTGAATGTACCGACTTCATCTTCGGCTTTATTAAATTGAGTCCCAACAACTCTGTATAAATCCCTGTAATCAGAAATGCTCAAAGAATACCCCTCACAAGGTAAACAATCATCAGGAGTGTATAAAGTTGGAAACGTATATAATGCTCCGATTTTACCTTTTGTTAGAGTGTTTTTAGTGTATCCGTTTTGATTTAATTGATTAGTTGTTAGATTTAGAATTTCCATAATTTTTTATTTGTATTTAATGCATAAGTGAACTGTGTGTGAGGCAGGTTGAACTGTTGATGATTTGCCATAAAGAGCATTTGAGTCAGATGCATAAGAGGTATAACCACTTAAATTATTTACAGCAGCACTTCCCCAACCTGCTTGTTTATGATTTGAATTCGTTGCTCGTGTCCCATATTTAGAGCCTGCATAGTTATCCATACCAATATCGTGTCTGTGATTTGGCAAACCTGCCTCAATTTTTATCGCAACGTTTTGTGATGGTTGAAGAAATCTTTTAGTTACGTTGTAATCAGGTATTCTGAATTCATCTTCAGCTTCTGTACCTGTATTAAAGGTTTTGCCTATTACCGAATAAAGTTTTTTATAATCTGCAATTTTTAAGACATAACCATCGCAAGCCAAACAATCATCAGGAACAATTTTTATCGGAGCAGTATAAATAAAGCCAATTTTATTTCGTGTCAGCTTGTTGAAGTGGTATCCATTTTGGTTTATTTCATTCGTGCTTAAAGTTATAAGTTCCATAGTTTATTTGTATTTAATGCATAAGAGTACAATTTGAGACGGTGGTTGAACTGTTGTGGAACCGCCATAAGTTGCATTTGAGGCATTACCTGTTGTCATTGTGTGGGTATGAGCTCCATTTGATGATGTTGAACCTGTCCAAGTACGAGAGGCTTGGAAACTAGCCGTCATACCATTAAATGTTTTACCTCCACCGACCCCATAATCTGGAGCCGTATCATTATTTAATGCAAATGCACCATTAGCCAATGTAGTTAAGGCTCTGAAAGTAGAACCAATATTACCGGTTATATCCATAGTTCCTCTTGTATGAGTATGAGCACCATTACTTGAGGTTGTTCCACTATGCGTGTGTTGAGGTAAACCTGCTGCGATTTGTGTTCCTATTTTTGTCCCCGGTTGTAGAAATCGACCTGTGATGTTGTAATCAGGAATTCTAAATTCATCATCATTTTCTACACCTGTGTTATAAGTTTTTCCAATAGCTGAATAAAGTTTTTTATAATCAGAAATTTTTAATATATAACCATCGCAAGCCAAGCAATCTTCAGGGATTATATTTGCAGGGGCAATATAAATGAACCCAATCTTATTGCGTGTTAACTTGTTTATGTGATATCCATTTTGATTAATTTCGTTTGTGTTTAATGATAGTAATTTCATAATTATTTGTACTTTATACAGATGTGAACTAACTGTGATGGTGGCTGAACTGTTGTCGACCCTCCATAAGTCGTGTTTGAGGCATTCCCTGTTGTCATTGTGTGAGTATGGGCGCCATTTGAAGATGTGGCACCTGACCAATTTTTTGATGCAGTAAAAGTGATAACTTTAGCTGAACCTGTATGAGCACCTTCACTTCTTGTTCCTCCATTTGCCATAGTGAATGCTCCACTTACTGTTGTAAATTCATTTAATGCACCGAACGTACCTTTAATTTCCATAGTGCCTCTTGAATGGGTATGAGCACCATTACTTGAAGACGTACCGCTATGTGTATGTTGAGGCAAACCTGCGGAGATTAAAGTGCCTGCACCTTCGCCCGGTTGCAAGAATCGTTTTGTGACATTATAGTCAGGCACTCTAAAAGTACCTGAAGCATCACCACTTTGGTTAAACTTCGTGCCTATAACTTTGTATAAATCCTCGAAGTCAGTTATTTGCAGGGAATAACCATCACAAGACAAACAATCATCAGGAGTGTAATCTATCGGATAAATAAAAAGTGTTCCGATTCGTTCCTTTGTGAGAGTATTTCTGTGATATCCATTTTGATTTATTTGTGGATTTTTAAGTGTGTTTACTTTCATAGATTTGCCAATTCTTCTCTTAAAGTCATTACTTGTGAGTTGTAATAATCAAGCCAAGTTTCGCCTATTGTTTCATCTTTTATAGATGGCTCGCATATTGCTCGGATTCTTTTAGAATCAAGTTCTAAAAGCTGTCGTTCAATTTCAGATTTTCTGATAGCAACCTCCTTTTCTTGAAGATATTTTTTGTACTCTTCAGTATCTGAAATATCCACTAATGAAACTTCAATTCTTTTGTATTTTTCAGGATTAGTTTGAATATCGTTCGCAGTTTCTTGATTAACCTTTTGAAACCCTGTTTTTATTGAGCCGAAGTATTCAATTGTAGAGATTTCTTTTGTTTCAATATCGACTTGAAGTTCGCCTCTATAATCAGGTTCAATCGTCCAATCTGAACCAGTCCAAATAGCGACTTCATTCTCTTTTGTTTCAGGAGGTTCTTTAAAAGTTGCCATTGCCGGCAATAAATATTCAGATTGCCTCCTTGGATTTTTTATTGCAGGGAATTTACCTGTGAAAGCATTCCCTTCTGTGTTGTAACTGTAATAAAATTTTGTTGTCATTTCTGTCTCCTTCTATTTCTCGCCACCTTCAAGAGTAAATACTCCAACAGGTACGAGATTTGTTTCCTGCCAAATATTTAATAGATAAATGTAGCTTGCCAAAGGCTCAATTATCTTGAACCAAATGTCATTCGCCTTATAATCAGTAGGTTCTAACATTTGAGTAAAAATTGTGTTTGATAAAGCTATTAAAGAATATCCGTCAGATTCACAATCCACGAATAAATTAAAGTTCTTTGTTGTTGCATCGGTTGGGCATAAATCAATCACATCAAGAATTAAATTTTCTTCAACGTGATGAGTTTTACTAGATGCCGTTGTATATGTAAAAGGTGCGTTCGCAGTTATATAAATATGGGTTGTTAAATTTCCATCGAATGTGTAAGGTTCAACTTCGCCAATGCTGATTTTTGTTAGATTCAAGAAAGTTACAACACCCATTAATTGAGTACAGTCTGCATCTGAATAACATTCAGCACCCAAAACAAGACTTTCTTTAACATAAAATTCGCCATAATTAGTGGCAGAATAATGCAATGGTTCATTTTCAAATTCGCTTAAGGTTTCAATTGTGCCAAATGAAATTGTTTTTGCACTTGTATCAACAGCAACAATAGTCGCAAGTTTTTTGCTTAATTCTGTGTCTTTATAAACATTGACATCTTTTGCTAATGTAATGTTTTGAGAAGTATAAAAAACTCCAAGAGAACTTGCTGTGTATTTCCAAATTTTAACTGTTTGACTTGATAATAAATTCGGATTTCCTTTTGTATCAAGCCTGCATGAATTCAAGCAGAATGGAGTTAATATACTTTTTGTTTCAGGTTCAGGAATAAATGCATTAGGAATTAAACCATCTTCGCCAACTGGAGCATAACCCCCTGCAACACCCTTTTCTTCTAACTTTTGATATTTCTCATCTAAAGCATTAAACTTCTCATCGGTTTTATTTATCGTGTCATCAAGCACGTCCATTGTTACGACGTTTAAGTTTGGATTTATAACTAATTCTGCCAATTCTTTATTGGACATCTGAAGTTCAATTCTAATTGTAAGTTGTTTTACTGTGCCGCTTTCAGGAGCTTGTTTTGTTGTTTCAGGGAATTTTGTAATTACAATTAAATTATTTTCAGCATCAAAAACGCCTGCCTCACGAACATCAAACCCTCCAACTTCAGCAGGAACTGTTGTTACACAGTAAAATCTATCTTCAGTCCATTCGCATTTTTCAACATTGCCACGCCAAACCTCATGCACAAGTTTTGTTTGAGAGGTTGTAGGTTCGTAATATCTACCATTTCCATCACCCAATGCAATATGAGTGACTTCAAAAGGTAATCCGTCTGTTATACATCTTAATTGCTTTTCAGCACCATAGTCTGTGACTAATGAGTAAAATTCTTCAGCCATTTTAACTCCTAGAATTTATTGTTATTGTTTCTTCTTCAATTAATGCTGCGTATGAATGCATACGAGCCAAAGCCGATAAATGAAATTGAATCTCTTCTAACCAAGAACGTTCATTTTTATATTCATTAATCAAAGCTCTTAATTTAAGTTCAGTTTCTTCATT